CCCCCACCAAATCTACCCATTGCACAGTAATATGCCTGTGAAATTGGAACCCCTCCACAGAGAGACATCCCACAACTGCTGACAGAAGACGCCCACGCCTTCAAGTCCTCAATCGTTTTCACAGGTGCTAAACATATAGCATCCTTCCCCGTGTGTACATACGGGTCCCGTTGCATTACCCACTCTGAGTCAATGCACACTGGCTGTGTTTGGCAAAATTTTACACGCTCCAAGCGATCAACAACCTCATCTACTTCCATGGTATATCCAAAGTCTATAAACCACCTCCTTAAGTTGTCAACCACCCGTTGCAAGTCCCTGCGCTCTACAATGAGAACCGAGTCGTCCCCATTGTTTATCAATCTGTGCTTTCCTATACGTTGTTCGTAAAAGAAAAGCCTCATAAGTGAACACATGATGATGATATTGCCCAGCGCAGTGTTCATATCCCCAGAGCAACGTCCGCCGTCAGTCTTGTATTTGAATGTGAACCCATCATGTGTGTGTAAATAACCCTTAGTTGTTAATTGCATCTTCAGTAACTTCTTCAACTGTTTGCCCTCCTCCCCACTAAAAAACGGTGTGTACAAACTATGTTCATACATCAACGCCTCTTGGCGGGTGTGTTGGTCAAACCGTGCCGCATCGACACTTATTGCTACTGGATCATTAAACTCGTTCCAGGCTTGTGCTATAGCTGCGCCCTGCAACTTAGCATTCAAACCCTTCATGACAGTTCGGCCACCGAACATTCTGTCAATCGCATCGTAAATTGGGTGCTCTAAGGGTACCGTGTACTTTCCAAGTCCAACGTTGTATTTCATTGTCCTTGGTTGGATCAGTCTTGGGACTGGATCATCTTTCATTATATTTTCAGTTTTCTCATCCTTCACAAAAGCAGAAATGATACTATCATTAAAACATGGCTCACACCCGTTAAGTGCTACCACCGCTTGTAATGCTAACTTTCGTTTCTCTGGCGCTCGTGATAATACAAACTCCTCGTCGGTTAATTTCCGGAGGGTAGGATTAGCTTCTCGCACATGTGAGATCAATTGTGACCTCACAACCTGCAGACGCAACTTGAAAATACTGGCTAGGGGTGCGTCATCCTGCACCTCCCTAACACTCTTCCACGGTCGTGGTGGCGGGATTGGTCCCGCCCGCCCTTTAATGTAGAACACTCTTTCATTGATGGCACGTTCTCCATTAAGCCTTGAATTCCTAAACACTTGGTAAGATCTAGTCTGATTCCCTAACCCTAATACCTCAATATAGGTTCGATCTTTTAACCGTGTCCGGTGATTGCCCTGAGTGAGTCCCACCGTCACCGATGGGTGTAATGCAAATAAAGGCTTCTTTGCATCACTGAGTTGCCTCACACATGGGCCCCCTCAATAGGGGGTGGATCTGATCATACTCTCAACATGCGCCTTATACTCCATGTTGAGTAGTTGATCAAGATTTGGCCTGGAAGCCATAATAATGGATCTCTCTATGATCCTCCTTCGGTCAGCAGGTCCCACATTGGGGAAGGACTTCGCAAGGTATTTTCTACCCCACGATAACTGTAAGGACGTTGTTCCTACATGACCGTTTAATGTTAAAGTTCTCATTTCCTCAGCAACATCTTCAATTGCATCCACTTGTTGGAAACCCTTTGTTACCACAACAACACCCGCATTATCAATGGTAGTTGTTTCCACGATCTTCTCAGCCATGAACATTACCTCTGTTTCCAGG